TTCTGGTGGTGCAGTAAATGTTATCATTCCTTCTGAAGGTAGTGGTGCATCTGTATTCTTAACTGGTAAGAATATCGGTAAGATTAAGAGATTGAAGAATAATGAATTTGGTTTCGGATATTCACATGACTACACTCTAAAACCAGAAATTACATTCCCTGTAAACTTACAACTCTTCAATACATCTATACTTGCACAGATTAAGATTACAAATCCAGGTTCAGGATATACTTCAACTCCTGCTGTTATAATCGAAGGTGGTGGAGGCACAGGGGCTGCTGCTGAGGCAGTTATTAAGAATAATCGTCTTTCTGAGATTATTATCAAAAACCCAGGTGGAGGATATTCATCTGAGCCTACTGTAACTCTAAAATCAGAATTTAACTATGTTGTTAACTTAGACCTTAACTATCTACAGTTTAACTTCCCACATGGTATTACAACTGGTGCAGAAGTCCAATTCCGTGCTGATAGTGTTGGAAGCACAGAAGGTGAATTACCAAAACCAAGTAGTGCGGGTTTAACATCTTTAGTTGAAGGACAGACTTACTATGCTATTGCAGGAGAGGCAGCAGGATTAGAATCTGACCAAATACGTTTTGGTTTGACTTTACAAGCAGCACAAGGTGGAGATTACATCACATTCTTGACACAAGGTAGTGGTCGTCAGACATTACTTACTGAGGTATTTGGTGGAGCAGCAGAGGCAGTTGTAGAGACATCAAGATTCTTAGAAGGTGAAGAAGTATATCAAGGTAGTAGTCCAGAGCAAGCAACTGCAGAAGGTAAAGTTTCTACAAACACTGGTTGGCAAATAGGTCCTAAGATTCTTAAGATTGTTGATTATACAGGTGACTGGATTGCAGGAGAAAGAGTAACTGGAGCTATATCAAAAGCAGCTGGTGTTATTGATAACCTCAGCATTGCTCGTGGTGTATTGAATATTGGGTCACTAACTCGCACCCCAGGTAGGTTTATTGATGATGTTGGTAAACCATCAGAGATTGTCCAGAAGATTCAAGACTCTTACTTCTATCAAAACTTCTCTTATGTTATTAAGTCACAAATTCCTATTACAGATTGGAAAACTCAGGTATTAGAGAATAATCACCCTGCAGGATTCAATATGTTTGGTCAACTTGAGTTGACTGGTGGTAAGGACATTTCTGGAAGAAATATCGGCACAGAATTTACTAAACAGGTTAATATTAACAACTATAGTAATGTAAATGAGATTACATCATTTGGTGCTGCTCAACCAATCTATACTGACTATAACAACACAGAAGTCTTATTCAGAAAGAGAAGATTGACATCTTCCGAAGAAATCTTGACATCTATCGTTAAAAAGATGGATGACATCTCTGGTAGGTTTAATGGTATTGATAAGCAATTCCCAATCACTGTAGAAGGCGAGCAAGTCATTGTGCAGCAAGACCAGTTGATGATTACCCTTAATGGTGTTATTCAAGCCCCAGGTGAGTCATATCAAGTTGTTGGTGGTAACTTAGTCTTTGCTGAGCCACCCAAACCACCTTCTAAAGTTAATTACAGAGAATTAGGTGTTACACCAACTCCTATCTACAGAATTGCACTTTATGACTCAAATGGCACAAATGAGTTTGGTATTTTCCCAACTTTAGGTCAACAGGTGCAAGGTGAGTTTTCAGACACCTTTGCAACTGTTATTGACAGTGGATTAGCACATATTGACGTTATTAACGTAACTGGTGGCACATTCCAACTTAATGAAGAGATTGTAAGAGGAGAATTATTCTCAGCACTTATACAGTCCGTAACTCTACTTAATAGCGAAACTATCTTTGAATTTGGCGAATCTATCACTAATTTAGAAGGTGATACTGCAATTATTGAAGAAACTAATATTGACGACCAAGGAGTCATTAGTGACCGTATTGTTGTAAGTAAAACATCAGGTACTCCAAGATTCGAGACTGGAATCTTTGATTTAAGATTAAACGAATATATTTACTCTGCTAGGTCTAAGATAGCTGGTCAAATCACATATATCGCTCCATACAGCGATCCTGTAACTAATGACGTTGTAGACGAGTTAATTATCAACCCTGGCTCTACATTCTTTGGATTACTGTTTGAGCGTCTTGTTAGCATCACAAACCCCAACGTAATCGTAGATGACATTTCTAAGTCTTCAATTACACCTACAGAGTTGTATGATTCATCTCAGAGAATAAATGATGATTTCTTAGACTTTGAGCAAGTAAGAAGCACAGAAGTTATCTATACTGGATTATCAGGTGGCACAATCTCTGCAGGAGCAAATATTATCAATAAGAGAGTTAGTTACAATAATCCTAACTCTTCATTCCATGGCAGTGCAGAAAACAGATTTAAAGATGCTTCTGCAATGATTCTTGGCAATAGACAAGAAATTATCGATTTTGCCGATGCACAGATTGCAGTAGAGCATCCATACTTCTATTTCCCAGGTGACATCATTACGAATCCTTGGTCAAGATATTCTGATGCATATCGTCTAATTCAACTTAATAAAGATTATATTGCTGCTGTAGCATATGATGAGATGATTACACAGTATCCATCTCTTACAGTCAGCGACCCAGGTAAGTGTATCCGTGACCTTCATTATTACATCGATGCAATCTCTGTTGACATCTTTAGAGGTGGTAACGTTTATACACGTAAATTATCACAAGATTATTTTGATGCAGACGGTAACTTTGTATATGTAAACAACGAATCTGCTGAAACACGTTATGGTTTCACTAGAGCAAAAGAATGGATGAAGTTGGCAATAGTAAACAATATTACTACTAACTATACTGCATCATCTGGAAGTCTAGCTGGCATCACATTTAAACCTCATAATGAGGTAGATGAAGGTGGATATACTGGTCATGGTATTACTGCTGACCCATCACCTAATGATGACTATGGCACAGCAGGAGCAAACACATCTAACAATGGCACAGATAATTGCTCTGATGTGCAGGCAGCAATCACAACATTGCATGATATTGTAGATACAACTCTAACCAATGGTAACCTAACAGAGTTACCTGATGAAACCGTCGGCACATACACTACAGGCCAGACTAAATGTCGTCGTGATTTAGGTCTGATGATTGATGCGGTAGCACAAGATGTTTCTGATGGTGGTAACTATAATACTGTAGAATTTACTAAGAAGTATTTCACTGCTGCAGGAAGTCCTATCGCTAACGGTTTAACTGGTGAGGAAGGTCCTTCAATCACTGCAATTACTAAAGCAAGAGACTTGATGTTTAGAGCAATCAACAACTTGCTCTACTTCCAGAGAAACTCTACTGTTTCTGAAACAGGTTATATGTTGAAAGACCCAACAACATATGCAGGACCTTATACCAACGGCTCAGTAGAATTAGAAGAGAAAGATGTAACTGGTGCAACTTATAATGCAAGCACTGGTATTATGACACTAACATTGAGTGGAGGACACTCATGGACTACAGCTGATAGTGTCACAGTTAGACCTTATTCTATAAGGTTTACATGCAGCATGGATAATGATGAGACATTCCATGATTATCCTAGAGCGGGCGACCCTGCATTCAATACCCCAATTCAAGTACAGAATCCAACTGCTACAACTATTGACCTTAATGTTGGCACATCTCCATTAGTATCTTGGACACCAACAGATGCAACATACGACCCATCTACAGGTATGATGGTGTTGACTATTGGTGCTCATACATTAGACGTTGGCGAGTATATTAAATTAGATGATAATTCAATATCATTCACTTGCACAATGGATGATAATGCTACTACTCATTCTTATCCTCGTAATAGTGACCCTGCATCAAACGTGCCTCTACAAGTTATTGCAAGGACAGACACTACAATCACATTATTTGTTGCAACACAGAATAGTGAGCCAATCTATGCTCACACATTTGCATCTGCTAATGCAGGAGCAGTTAAGTCTGGTGGTGGTTATACTCATACATTCATCTCTGCATTACCCAATGCAGTATTCTTGGGTGGTGGCACAAAGGCAGAATACTTTGACCCCAACTACTCATCTGGTAGAAATCAGTCTATACAAAACTGTGCAAACGTCCAAGCATATATTGCAACATTAGCAGACATAGCAACAACTGCAATTAGTCATGGTGACCTTGATAATGTTAATGCATTAGCATCTATTACAGATGGCACATTTGTTGATGGTGAAACTATCAGGACTATTAAACTTGCTTATAAGGATAAGTCTAGTGGTCTATTTGTAACTGGTGACCAGATTAAGGGTATGACCTCTGGTGCTACCACATCTGCTATTGGTATTAATACTGGTCTTAAGTGGATATTCTCTAATGCTATTACAGGCACATTCCAACAAGATGAATTTATTACTAACTCTACTTTAACAAATAGTAATTGCACAACAAGTGTTATAGAAAGAAAGACAACTCTAGTTGGTAGCAAATCAATTAGAATTCCTTCTAATGGTTATCTTGCTGCTGCAGACAGTTATGATTTCACATATGGCACAGATGACTTTACTATAGAGACATGGTTTAGACCTGATGCTGTATCTGGCACACAACATATATTTGATTTTAGAAGGACATCTGCATCAACTGGTCTTAGAATCTACTTAGATGGCTCAACTATCCGTGTTGCAAATGGCACAGGTGTATTAGTATTTGGTGGCACAGTCCAAGCAACTGTATGGCAACATCTTGCAGTTGTTAGGTCTAGTGGTGTTATTACTTTATATCTTAATGGTAATACAGTCGCTAGTGCTGCAGATACAAACAATTATCTTTATGCTCCTGCATGGATTGGCACATCATTCCAACAGAATACAGGATTTACAGGATATATTGATTTACTCTGCATTAGAAAAGGAGAAGCAGATTACGTAGCAGACTTTAGTCCTCCATCACAGATTGATTACACTAGACAAAAGATTTCTATTGGTTTAGATGGTGAAGCACCATTTATACTTTCTACCACAGAATGTTATGCAACATTTACTGGTCAACGCACATCATCTGCTACTGCTAGAAGCATTAATTATGGTACTGATGATATCATCATTAAGGACGTTGATTTAGGTAGAGCATCTTATCGTGACGCTGCAGGAATTATCTTACTTAATGCTGAGTGGATTGCTGAAGAAGCAGTCGGATATATGGCAGCACAATTCCCAGACTTTACAATTCCTGGGGACGGTATGGGAAGCAGTGGATATGGTAGTGGTGGTACTGCGACATGTATTCGTGATACAAAAGATTATATCTTAGGTGCTCTTGTTAAAGACCTTAGAGAAGGTGGTAATTATCATACACTTTATACTGCTAGGACTTACTTAGAAGTTAGTGGTAAATTAAAGCATGTCCAAAATGAGATTTTACAAACTCTATTTGCATGGGATTATGCTGCTGATTTATGTAATCAGGTTATTACATCTACAAGTTATGATTTAAGTGGTCAGTATACACAGAAATTGAGAATACCAAATAACTTTGCAACTCCTGCATCCATTGGAGTCCAGAATGAAGTTAGAGCATTGATGGATGCATTATTAGAAGTGCTTGCACCTACTGGTAATAGATTCAGAGATGGTGGTACTGCTATCTGGAAAAATAGAGATTACATTGCAGAAGAGACAGTTGGTTATATTCAAGACAAGTATGCACAAACTATCGATGGCACAGAATATGATTTCTTAGTCATGCCTGGCTATGGTGAGCCATATTGTTTGAGAGACGTTAAGCAATTTATTCTTCCTGCTGTCATCAGTGACTTAGCAACAGGAGGCACATATAATATTGATTATGTTATTGACCAATACTTAGATGGTCAGAATAATATTCTACATGTAGAGAATGAATTGAATCCAATGCTTGATGCATTTGACTTCTCTAAGATGTTGGCAATGAAGGCAGTAAATCAGTTACTACTCAGCCCAGGTGAAACTGCAGCATCTTTAGGATTCCCTGCAGCATACCAAGATGATTACTATTCTCCTGTATGGACTGCACGTGGTGCATATAGAGACGATACTGTAACTATCGACCCAGAAGGATATCCTCAGCAAACACGTAGTGTTAACGATAGATTCATTGACTCTGTTGACATGATTCAACGCAATAAGAGATTGATTGCACAAGAATCTGTTGCGATAATGAATGATATGTCTAAGTATGCATCTCTTGCAATCCCAGGTGGTCCTGTAAATTGTGAAGATGATATTGTAGACATTCTTGATGCTATGTCACATGACCTTCTATACGATTGTAATGAGAAGGTATATGATGCATCTGCATTGTATGTTGAGCCTGAAAACAATTCATTAAAACATATTGAATCAGAATGGGAAGCATCTATTACAACTATTAAGATTGCTAAAGATATTGCAATATTAACATTAAGAAATGGTTTTGGTAGAGATTATATTTCTGGTAATACAAATCTAATAACACCTGTCCAAACTTATGAGCAGAATCCTAGAGATGAAATCTATCAAAGATGTGGTGATGCTATTGATGCAAACATTCGTTATATTGCTGAGAATGCTGTAGCGTTAGGTAGAATTCAATTCCCATCATTATCAATCCCAGGTGGTCCTATAAATTGCGTCCATGACGTTACTGACTTACTAAGAGCGATGGTATTCAACCTTAAGTATGGTGGTGACAACTACGTCCAGTATGGTGCAGAATTCTACGTAGGTTATGGTGGGTCTGCTTTAATCCATGTTAACAGTCAATCTACTGAAACACTTTGGATATTTAATAAAGCAAAAGACCTTGCTATCCGTGCAATGAAAGACCAGATTATCACAGATAATGCTGGCTATGGATATCAAAGATTCTATAATGCAACTGACAAACCAACAACTAAATTAGTTGATGCATCTGGTGGTGCAACACAGACTCCAAATAATTTACTTACAAGGACTTTCCATCAGAAGAAAAATAATATTGATGTTGCAGAAAATAGCAACGTTGGTGTTGACCCAACTGACGATGGAGTATTCAGATGTGTAACTGTGCTTCCATCAACTGCGGTTGATGCTTGTTTATTTGAATTGGGTGGCACAAGTCAAGGTGTTTGGGTTGGATTTAGAGACGGTGGCACATACTTTAGAATTCGTGCAGGAAGCAGTAATCAGTCATACTCTGGTGGTGCAACTTACTCATCTGATAATGGTCTTGCAATGCTTGATATCCCTGTTGCTGATATCACACAATATATGGATGATGAAGAGCATGAATTAGTTTGGGAAGTTAAAATTGGTGGAGACATAGATGTTGGAAGAGGTCGTGTAAGACTTTGGATTGACGGTGACCCAATAGGTAGTGCAGAAACTTCAACTGGATTTACTGGATTAGGTGCAGCATCTGGATTGATGTCTGACACTGGTGATGGTGGATTTGCAGCAACAAATGGCACTGTAGCAAATGGTGAGTCAACAACTCTCAATACATTTACAGTCAACGTTGGTGCATCACCTAAGTCAACATATGATGTTAGCGGTGCAACTTATGACCCTGCAACTGGTGAGATGGTGCTTACTGTTGGTAATCATGACTTCAGAGACACATCACTACTAACAACAACAGGTGCGACATATGATCCTGCCACTGGTGTTATGGTAATGACATCCAATGGGCATGGCATTAAGAAGGGTGACAGAGTTATCGTTAAGGATGTTACATTTAATTGTGCTATGGATGGTGGAGCAACTAACCACACATATCCAAGAACTACCGACCCATATTACAACAAGATGATGATTGTGACTGCAGCAGATGCAAATACTTTCACAATCAACGTTGGTGTAGCGGGTGCAACTGGACAACATTCACACACATATGTTTCTAACACAAATAACAATATTATTCACTCAACAGAGACAGTCAGATTCTTAGGTGAGTCACTCAACTTTACATGCACAATGGATAGTAATCAAACTACCCATGCATATCCAAGAGTTACAGATTGGGCGTATAATTCTTCAATCGGTATCACAGGTGTAGGTAGCACAGCACATACTCCATCTACCGCAACATATAACGCTGCAACTGGAGACTTAGGTCTTACATTGCCCAGTGTTTCTGGATTCACTGCTCCTACTAACATGAGCCCTACAGGAGCCACATATGACGCTAACACTGGTGACTTAACTGTGGTTGCTGCGAGTCATGGCGTAACAACTGGTGGTAAAGTCAAGTTTGTCCAAAACGCATTTACATTTACTTGCACAAAAGATAGTAATGCAACTCAGCATTCTTATCCACGTCCAACAGACCCATGGTATGATAAGTGGATTCTTGTTAAATCACACACTACAGATACATTCACAGTTAATGTTGGTATAGGTGCTGCTGATAGCAGATATGCACATGCCTTTATTAGTGCTGCATCAAATGGTGTTGCAAGAGCAAATACAATGGTTGAGATTGCTCCTGACGGTGTTACATTTACTTGCACACAAGATGGCAACAATACTAACCACTCATATCCAAGAGCAGATGACCCTGCAATAAAAGAATGGTTACCTGTTGAATCTGTTGTTGGTAACGTAATTACTGTTAATGTTGGAGCATCACAACAAGGTCAGCAATATGACCACACATTTGTTTCTGCCCTTACTGGTGCAGTCAAGAAACAGGATGGCACAATTACAGTCCACATTGGTGCATCTCCTGCAGGACAACAATATCCTCATACATTTGTAAATGCAACATCAGGTGCATTAATTTCTGGTGGTGGATATGTCCACAGATTTGTAAGTGCAGATTCTGGTGCAATATCAGTCACTGGTGGTGGCACATTAACACCAACTAATGCATACTACGTCCCTGAGACTGGTGAATTAACATTTACAGTTGCAGGACATACACTAACAACTGCTAATAAGATTACTATTGCACCTCAGTCCTTGACAATGAGTTGCTCTTCTGACCAGTTTGCATCACAGCATGTATATCCACGTCCTCATGACCCAGTGATTGATACTGAATTAGATGTTACTGATGTTTCTACATGGGCATGGCCTATCAATGGTGACCTTTCATACTATCGTGCACGTCAAGTTGCACAATCATATCAAGGTGACGAAGCAGACGGAGTTGGCACTGAAGTAACTAATTTGATGGCAATCTTTAATGATACTATCAGCAATCCAAACAATATTTTAAACAGGACTTACACACTACCATACATATGGCCTGTTAAGTATACTCCTGACTTACCTAAGAGAGACCTTACAGTCACTTACGATACAAGTAATGGTGGTCAAGATTCTGATAACTTGTCTAATATGACATGCCCTGAGGTTGTGTCAGCAATCAATACATTGATGGAGATTCCATTCAATACTATTATTCAAGCAGCAACTGCCAATACAAATTATCTAACATCTAGTGTTACTAAGACATTCCCTTACAATGGCAATACAAATTATCAAGGAGGCACATGTTATAACGTAACATCTGCTGTTGATACCTTGATGGGTCTATTATCTTCAGCACTTGGTGGTGGCACACAGAATGATAAGAGAGTTGCTAATCAACTTCTATTCAACACATATGCTATTGAGCAAAGAGCATACGATGCTACAGTAACTTACTTCGGCAGCACAAACGCTACACTACAGTTTGCTACTGATGTAATGAAGGCAGTCCGTTATGACATGATTACTCATGGTAATGCTGGCTCATTCCGTCTACTACAAAACTGGTTTGATGGTGAAGGTAACTTTATAGCATATCAAGATGTTGTTAGGTCTCATCTAATTTACTATCTCACAAGAATTAGAGAATACATGAAGGCAGTCCTTTATGATAGAGATGACCCAGACTGGGCAGGATATCCAGTATATCTTCCTCCTGCAAGATTAGAGTATAACCAAGAAGCAGCTGAGTTTATTATGGACTCATCTCTCAACCCAATCGAGTTTGCTCTAGAATTATCTAAATTCCCAACTGAGGCATCTGTCACATGGATACCTAGCACAGACGCAGAGAATCTTGGTAAGACATATCAGATGGGTATTGACTACAACACAGACCCTGCTCTTGTTGTGCTTACACCTACAGTTGATGTTGGATTTGACCGTGCAGAATACAGAGTCAGGATTAATCGTGGAAACCAATTCCGTCGTGGTGATATTCTAACTTATATCCCTGCATCTCAGACTTCTGTTACTGCATTTACTAACCAACCTTACTGGTATGTTATGACTGCAACTGCACAGTGGTTTGAAGTTGGTGCACATTACATACATGATGGTAGATTTAGAGAAGTATTTGTCGACACTAATAACTCAGGATCACAAATATTCTCTGTTGTTAGAAGGTCTGGTATTACAAGGACTGCTCCTGTATATCCATCTGACCCATCAGAGACACCAATACAGGGTGGATTTAATCCTGCTGATGTTATCTACGGTTCTACATCAGATGCTACATCTGAAATTGGCACAGTATTTGCTAACGAAGCAAACATCAGAGTATTAATGAAATACTATGGATTATCAGGTATTGTTGCTAACTTCGTTAATGGTGAGGATGTAGTGGTGCAAGGTGCTACATCTAACACAGGTAAGGTAATTCAAACTGTAACTAAGGATGGAGACCTAAATGGATTTGTAAAACTTATAAATGTAGCAGGCACTATAAGTGCGGGTGATGTATTGGAGGGTGTTGAATCTGGTGCTACAGGTACTGTTACAGCAGACTTGAGTGATAGGATGTTAATTAACGTTGAATCTGGTAGTTTCCAATCTGGTGATTACGTATTCAACAAAGACAACGCTGCTGAAGTATTATTCTCAACATACACCAATAAGTCTGGTAGTTTGACAGATACAGACGGTGGACGTATTACTATTGATGTTGAAACTATTGAAAATGAATGGTCAACAGGTGATGTTGTATATGGTAGTGTCACAGATTACATCCTCGATGTTAAGGGTATATCTGGCACACAAATTCAACTTAACCAGTATATTCATGGCACAAACATCTATGAATTAACTCTAGGCGTTGCAATTACAGATACTGGTGTTAGCGATACCTTCAACGTTGGTGATGAGATTACTTTACTACAAGGCACAACTCAGAAAAACCCAGGTTGGACAGCAACAGTTACCAAGTATATCAATGGTCTAAACATTGTTGATACTAATGACCCTAATTATGGAGTCCACAAACTTTGGATTGGTAATCTAGTCCCAGTTGGAGCTGGTGCTGATATATCAGAAGTTGGTAATTCTACAAATAATATTGGTAAGATTGAGATAGGAAGTAACTTCCCAACAATCTATGCTAACGTTATAGGTTACACAAATACACAATCTTCTGTATATGGTAAAGTTGTTGCTATTGAGCAGACTGGTATTACAGCGACTATATGGGTAGAAAATGCACAAGGTGTATTTGCTGATAATATGACTGTTAAATCTGACTATGGTTGGGGTGGTGCAGTATCATCTGCTCGCACACTTGAGGGTAGAGTTGACAGATACTTTAGAGGATTTGATGGAGCACAAAGCACATTTGACCTTACTATCAATAATGGTGAAGCATACTTCCCAGACCCTGCAGGACATCTATTAATATTTGTTAATGGTGTGCTACAACCCCCAGGTGGTAACGCAAGTTATGTTGCATTCTCTGATAAGATACAATTTAACGAGCCACCTGACATTGGCAGTGAATTTATTGGATACTACGTTGGTAAGTTAAGACAGTTAGATGATATATCATTTGAGTTTGATTCATTAAGGTCTTCATTCAACCTCAAGCGTGGTGGACTATTCTACTCCTTGACATTGACTGAAGGTGTTTCTTCTAACACTATACTTCCAGAAAACAACATTATTGTCTCACTGAATGGTATTATCCAAGAGCCAGGTACAGCATATGAATTGGTTGGTAGTAGAATAATCTTCGCTGAGACTCCTCGCGCAGGAAGCACATTTGTTGGATTCTCATACATTGGTAGTGATGCTGACGTTATCGCAGCAACTGTTGTCCCACCAATAGAATCTGGTGACCAACTCTTCATTGAGGGTGAAGAATTTAATCGTGAAGTTGCTCTAATTGAGTCTTCAAACTCCTTGATTACATTTGAATATACAGGCTCAGTTAAAGGTAGAAATGCACAAGCACTTGCTACTATCACACGTGGTCAAGTAACTAACGCAATCCTCACAAACCCAGGTGACGGTTACACTTCACGTCCTAACGTTGACGTTATATCATCTTCTGGATTTGATGCAAATATTAAGGCATTGACTGGTATTACAAGAATTGATGTTAAGACAGCTGGTGTTGGATACGCTATGCCTTCAGTTTTAGTTGAGACAGAAGTCCCAGATGATTTCGTAGAACCTACTGGCACACCTGTCAATGGTGGATTTGACGTCCTCGCGGGTGAGGGTAGTGAATACACTGGTGGCACAACTATCACACCTGGTACAATCGCTATCACTCAAGACCCAGTTAACGTGACTGTTAACCAAGGTCAGACTGCATCATTCACAGTTGTTTCGACTGTAACCAACAGTCAAGCAATGAATTATCAGTGGCAGAAGAAAGAGTATGGCACACAAACTTGGAGTAACATTATTGGTGCTAACCAAGCAACATACTTTACTAATCCAACTACACAAGCTGATGATAGTGATGAGTATCGTGTAGCAATAACTGCTGCGGGTGCAACTCCTGTTTACTCACTATCTGCTATATTATCTGTCCAAACAGGTGCAACTGTAATTACAGGATTCACACCTGACCAAATCTTCGATGACATCTAAATAATCTCATGGCAGCAACCGCATCATTTAATAACGCAACGAAGATTGTAACCGTAGCATCTGATGGTCTACCAAGACCTGTATCTTACGGTACTTTTCCTAATGAAAATAACCCAAACACAGTCACAGAGCAGGATTTTGACCATGACTTCCTATACCGTGGAGGAACATTTGGTATTAGTAGAGTTTTTGATTCTAATCAGTATACCCATGACGGATTTATCAGGTCTATAACTTTATCCATTAATGATATTGCATTGTTTACAGGAGCAAATGCAAACATTCGAGTAGGAGATAGAATTTTATTTGCATTTGATGATTATAAATTAGTTTATATTTTTAGAGGCACAACGTTTACATCTATTGCAGGAGAATGTTGGTTAGCAGCAGATGATAGATTAGATTTAATTGTAAATGACCAAGCAAATACACCTGTAACTGGCACATACGAATACTATGACCAGAGAAACGGTAGATTTCCTACACCACTGGGCACTATAGCAATCGCTGCAAATGGTGTTGCACTATTCAACCCTAGTGCAGGCACTGGTGGTAACCCTCCTACAAACTTTAGTTGGAATGCTCATTTCCCTAATCTACCTATAAGTTTCGGTGCAGATTCATGTGGTGGACATCCAGAGCAGTCTGGTCAATATCATTATCATGATACACATTTTTTAGATTGTTGGAGAGCAGGGTCTTCAATAGCATCATACAATGATTACTATGGGTCTACTCAGTATAACGGTGATAATATTAGACATCCTGATGGTCATTCTAAGATGGTTGGTATATCATTTGATGGATTTCCTGTTTACGGTCCGTTTGGATATACACAACCTTGGGATAGTCTTTCTGGCACTTCTACCATGTCTAGCTCATATTCTGCTAGAGATACAGAAGTTGCAGGAAGACCTGATTATGGTAGCACAGCAGAGAATCCTCCAGCTGGTGCATTGATAGAAGACTGGGAATATGTAGAAGGCACAGGTGACCTTGATTATCATAATGGTAGATTCTGTGTAACACCAGAATATCCTAATGGCACTTATGCTTATTTCTTATCTGTTGATGACCAGAGTGAAGCAGAGTTTCCTTATATGATTGGGTTGACAACAAGAGAAACTATAGACACCTCATACACTGTATCTCCTGTGCAACAGGATCAGGGTGGTGGAGATGGTGGTGGAGATGCACCTACTCCTCCAACGTTGCAGTTTACATTACAACCTCAAAGTGCAACAGTCAATGCGGGTGAAACTGCGACATTTACAGTCAATGCACTTATCATACCAGAAAACGGACCTATCTCTTATCAGTGGTATAGGTCAACTGATGGTGGATTTGCATTTGCTGCTATCACAGGTGCAACATCAGCGTCATATAGTGTTACTGCTTTAGCATATATGACAGGGTATAAGTATCGTTGTCGTATCATCGGACCTGTACCTGCTAACAATGCTCAAAACTCTCCTCTAGATTCAAATCAGGCAAATCTAACTGTATCTGGTTCTGGTGGAGGTGGAGATTTACAGAATAGATTTGATTCTACATCAAGTAGTTTCGACTCTACTGCACAGTCCTTTGATGGCACATAAATAAACTTGTAGAAAACTACCGAAAATGGCAAAGCAAAATCTTAACATAGGCTCTTCTGCGAATGATGGCACAGGTGACAGCCTGCGAGATGGAGCTATAAAATTAAATTCAGTCATCGATGAGTTATATACCAATCTTGGTAATGACACTAATTTACAAATAAACGTCGGGTCTCCTAGCACTGGACAATTTCTAAAATGGAATGGGTCTCAGTTTGCTGAGGGTGCTTTAGATTCTTTAACAGCAGACCTTGATGTAGCAGGAAATAAAATTATATCATCTGCTAATGGTGATATAACTGTAATGCCAAATGGCACAGGAGATATTAAATTCTGGGCTGGTGGCACAGGTGCTGCATTAACATATATTGATGGTGCTGATGGTAAACTAAAATATAGTAATCATTTTGCTGCAACAGGAGATTTACCTGAGAATGTTGCACATCATGGTATGTTTGCATATGTCTCTGGTGACACTACAGCAAGAGTTGCAACAGCAGGCGGATGGAAAAAACTTATAGGTGAAGACCATAGTATTGGTGACCTAAGTGATGTAGATTTGACTGTAGGTGGTGGTGCATCTGATGGACAAGTATTGAAATGGGATGGCACTAACAGTTACTGGTATCCTGCTAACGACGAGACTGCCACAGGCGGTGGTGGAGGGACTACACAGAATTTATTTGAAACTATAAGTGCAGATAGTGGCTCAACTACAGCATCTGCTGCAACTGATACTTTAACTATTGCGGGTGGCTCAAACATCTCTACCTCAATAGCTGGTGACACAGTTACCATCGCTATGACAGGAGCTTTAGGTGCTCCTGACCAAAACGTGTTTACTGTTTTCGGGACAGATAATAATAGTAAGACTGCAAGTAGCACATCTACTACAGTTAATTTTGTAGGTGGCACAGGTATATCAACAGATGTTGCAGGAGACAATTTAACAATTACAAACTCCTCACCCAATGTTGTCCAAAACGTATTACAAGGTATAGCGGGTGATACTGGGTCATATACTGCAAATGCTAGTGATAGCACTGTAACTATAGCTGGTGGCACTGGATTAACATCTGCTGTTGCATCTAACACATTGACAATGAATGCTGAGTTATACATGCAAAGTGGATTCTCAGCAGCAGAAAATAAGTTTCTTATTTTTGGTAATGATGGTTTAGAGTCTGTTGCATCAGCAGGATTAGGATGGAATATCGGTGCAAATGGTTCTTCAGCATATCGTTTTGATGGGCCAGGTGTTGGAGCAACAACTGACAATCCAACTCTATATCTGTATAGAGGATTTACTTATAGATTTAATAATAATACAGGTGCATCACACCCATTTAAACTCAGAGTATCAGCAGGAGGAGCTGCTGTTACTGATGGTGTGAGTGGTAATGACGAAGGAGTCCAGTATTACACTGTGCCTATGTCATTAGCAGCAGGCACAACTTACAAATACCAATGTGGTATTCCATCACACGCAGCAATGATAGGTGACTTAGTAATCGTATGACCCGTACAGTTCCTGGTTCTGGTGCACAAATCGTCCCGATGTTTAACAGCGTCTACGGTGTTAGAGAGGTGTACGTTACTGCCAGTGGAAGTGGATACGATGCAAACGACCCTCCTAGACTCCGTATAGGAAACTGTGGCACACCTATTAGAGAGGCAGTGTTAAGACCAGTTATAGCAGGAGTTGCAGGAGAAATTATAGCAGTAGAGGTATTAGACCCAGGTGAGGGTTATGACCCTTTACGTTTAAAAATTGAAGATGATGAATCTAATGGTCATGCTACTGGTAATGTATTTTTAAAAGATGATGGTGGTATAGACTTTATCCAGATGACTGGATTTGGTGATAACTACTTTGATGCTACTGCAGTTATAGAAGGTGGTGGAGGTAGTGGTGCTGAATTAGTCCCTATTACAGGACTACTAACAGGTCTATCAATTCAACAGCAAGGTAGAAACTATACCGAAGAGGATGTAAATATTATTATTTCTGGTGGAGGTGGACAGGGTGCAACTGGTGTTGCTTCTGTAAACCAGTTTGGTGAGGTATCTTCTATATCTTTGACCAATGCAGGAGAATTCTTTGAGACACCACCACTCATACAAATCATAGGTGGTGGAGGTAGTGGTGCATCTGCTGAGGCATTTATTGACTTAGGTGTCATCACAAACATCGACCTTATATCGGGAGGTGGCGGATATCAAGGAACACCAAGCGTTATCTTTACAAGAGATACTGACCTGATCCGTACTGCAAGAAATCGTCAATCATTAAACAGTGTCCTATACAATCTGTCTGGTATACTTACAGATGTTGATTCTAATGACACAGTTGTCAATATAGAAACCACTGACCCCTATCCAGGATCAGGTAAGTTTTTGATTGGAAGAGAGGTTGTTAGATATACTGGTAAGACACCAACATCTTTCACTGGATGTGACAGAGGTGTAAATTTTCGTTTTGACCAGAAGGTTATATTGGATAGTTTACAAGATGATGTTAATACAGGTCTTACACAGTATCAATTCTCTGTTACTGACAAAGTAAGACGTGTCGTTGAATCATCTAACAACCGAGTTGCTATTGTATATGATTGGGACCCAACTCAAAGAGCATTATATCTAACATTCCAAGTTGATGAATTAGCATTTATCGATGGTGGTAGGTCTGGTGAGAAGTCTCAAATCATAGCATTTGTAGGAGGCACATCTGGGTCTAGTGGCACTGGTGTTGCTCCACACGTATTGATAGAGTTTGAAGGTAATGATATTGTTGCATTTACTAATCCTTTAAGTCTAATTCTTAACAGAAAGTTTGAAGATGATGATGAATTGAATGGTGTTGGTGATGGAATTATTGACCTTGTTAATACTGGCACTGAGTATGAAAACCAAATTAATCTAGATGGTGGCATCGCCTCGTCTAAATATGGTATTGAGGAAACATTAGGTGGACAAAACACCACTCTATTCCAAGTTGGAGACCAGATATATGATGGTAATGCAACACCTCTAACTGCAACTATCCAAGCTGCGGGTGAATTGGGAGACGGTGATACTCATACATCAACCGCAACTATCGTTATTACATATAACACTACTACCTTGTTTAACATACCAGAAGTAGTAGAAGGATTATCGTCAGGGTTGACTGCAACAACTGTCAGTCGTGTAACAGGTCCTAAAGCAGGACAATTTACATTAACAGTAAAAAATATTGTAGATAATGACCCAACATTTAAGTTTACAGTCGGTGAAATCTTGAGAGGAAACACCTCAGGAGCACAAGCCGACATCATTTCTGTTGAATATACAACGTTTATCAGAAATGAGGATGACTAACCCCTATAAATATAAAGAAGGCAATCGCTAGACATGGCACTATTAACCGACCAATTTAGAATCTTTACTGCCGAGCGTTTCAGAAGTGCACTTGAGGGTCCTGACCCAACACAGTCCGACCTCTTAGCTGGTGCTGACCGTGACCGTTTGTACGTATTCATTGGTCGTCCACAGTCATGGGATAACGAGAATGCACCACCTGACCCAGTAGATTCATTCCAAGAGTTTTCAGACGACTACTCTGACATGATATCCCTTAAGAGGGTATTAGCAAATGATACCATACAGGTTATCAGAAGGACTGACTGGATTCCCCCAGAGCAAACTACTGGTGGATTGGGTTATGTGTATGACATGTATAGACATGACTATAGTGCTACAAAGACTGCATCTTCTGGTGCTACTAAATTATATGACGCAGATTTCTACGTTGTAAACTCAAGTTATCAGGTATATAAGTGCATCTATAACGGTACATCACCTAGCGACCCTAACGGTAAACCTTCAACCGTTGAGCCTACAGGTACTTCTACATCTATCATCACAACTGCTGATGGTTATCGTTGGAAGTATATGTATACTATTCCTGTTGGACAGGTGTTGAAATTCTTCTCTAATGAGTATATGCCAGTGTTGTCTGATACAGCAGTGGTAGCAGATGCTATTGGTGGAGAAATTGATACTGTTATTATCGCTTCCTCTGGTAGTGGATATAATAATGGTACTTATGAAAACGTCCCTATTAAGGGAGATGGTATTGGTGGTCGTGTATCACTCGTTGTTGATGGTGGTAGAATTGTATCTGCTACTGTGACATCTGGTGGTAGTGGATATACATTCGGTAAAGTTATTATCGATGAGGTTAATGGTATTGGAGCAGGTACAGGAACAGGCGGTAGCGTCGAAGTTGTTATACCCCCAGTAAAAGGACATGGAGCAGACCCTGCAACTGAGTTAGGTGGATTCCGTGTCATGATTAACACCAAGTTTACCTACGCTGAAGGTAGTGGTGACTTCCCAACTGATAACGACTATCGTCGTATTGGTTTGGTTATTAATCCTAACAAGTATGGCACAGAAGAATTAACTTCTGACCTTACATTATCAGCAACAAAGGCAGTTATCTTTTCACCAACCTTCACAGGTAACTTCCAGACTGACGAAATTATTACACAATCTAGAACTATTGGTGGTCAACAGGTGACTGCACGTGGTCGTGTAATATCATGGAATAACACAACTAAAGTGTTAAAATATTATCAAAATAGAATTGACGGTGTCTTCCCAGAATTCACTGGAAACCTAATTGAGTTTGAAGGTGGTAACCCTGTTGTAGGTGCGACATCTGGTGCATCTGCTGACCCTGATATTAACTTCCCGATTGTATCAGGTTCTAGCACTAGAATCATCAACAACACAGAATATGATTTGGGTATGGCATTTACTAACGGTTATGCAAAACCCGAAGTTGAGCCTAACTCTGGTGAAGTTATCTACATAGATAACAGAGGAGCAATCACTCGTGCGGGTGACCAAATCGAGGATATAAAAATCGTAATCGAGTTCTAAGATGCCACAGAATACTAATCTGAATATTTCTCCTTATTTCGACGATTTCGATAAGGACAACAATTTCTACAGAGTCCTCTTCCGCCCAGGATATCCTATCCAAGCAAGAGAATTGACTACTATGCAGTCAATTCTACAGAATCAGTTGGAGTCTATAGGTCAGCACTTCTTTAAAGAAGGTGCTATGGTTATCCCAGGTCAGGTAGGATATGACCTTCAAGTGCAAGCAATTATATTACAGCAGTCTTTCTTAGGTGTAGACGTTGAGACATATAGGACACAGTTAAACGGACAAATAATTGAGGGTATCACCACTGGCATCAAGGCGAAAGTCCTCTATTCAATTCCATCAACTGAGTCATCTCGTGGATATGTAACTTTATATGTTAAGTATGTTGAGTCAGGTGATACCACTTCTGATACAACTCTTAAAACTTTCCAACCAAACGAGCAGTTATTAGCAGAAAATGAAATAACTTTCGGCACAACTTTGATTGAAGTTGGGTCACCATTTGGACAGTTGTTACCAGTTGATTCAAGTGCAGTAGCATCTGTTGCTTATATTAATGCGGGTGTATATTTTATTAGAGGACACTTTGTAGATGTCCCATCTTCATATTTGATTCTTGACCAGTATACTAACACACCATCTTATCGTGTTGGTTTGGAAGTTAGTGAATCTATTGTAACTCCAGAAGACGACCCTAATCTAAATGATAACGCTGCAGGCACATCTAACTATTCTGCCCCAGGTGGTCATAGATTTAGAATCAGGACAAGTCTTGTAAAGAAAGCAATAAACGATACTACAGATAAAAACTTTATTGAATTACTACGTCTTAATAATTCTAAGGTAGAAGAATTTGTTACTGCTACAGCATACTCTGAATTAGAGAAATCATTAGCACGTAGGACATATGAAGAATCAGGTGACTATGTAATTGATACATTTACTATTACACCTAGAGAAAATTTAGATGATGGTTTCAATAATGGTGTATACCGTGTTGGAGAAACATCTTCAAATGGTAATTTAGCATCAGATGATTTAGTATCATTTGAGGTATCCCCAGGTCGTGCTTACGTTAAAGGATATAGGACTGAGTTTCTTGTCCCAGAATTTGTAGATGCACCTAAACCTAGAGATTTTGAGTGTGTGCAGAATGGTATCATATCATTCCGTCTAGGACAATTCATGAAAGTGTATGATGTATATGGGTGGCCTGACCTAACTGGTGAAGGTGTTACATCTGCATATCAAACATTAGAATTATATGATGACTGGACACTAAACAATACATCTACTATTACTGGTAGACAGATTGGTCGTGCTCGCACAATTCAGTTGCAGCAGGATAATGGTGGTGTCTATGATATGTGGATATTTGATGCACAGATGTGGACAGGTATCAACTTTGCAGCAGGAAATAATGCAGTAATTGTTGGTGATGTATTAAGAGGAAGGACATCTAATGCTAGAGGTTTCGTTGCTGATGCAGGAAGTGGCACACATTGTTTCCTTGAGCAAGTATCAGGAGACTTCGTTAATGGTGAAGTTATAGAAAGAGATGGACGTGTTATCGGTACATTAGAAGCAGCACATTCATTTAACTTAACCGATGCTAGGACAGTTAGAGGTAGAAACTCAGGTAACGCAGTTATCTTTGGTGCAAACTTACTACTAAATGACCAAGCAATTATTGAAGGTGTTAGTGTTACTATTGACCAAGCAGGAAATACAAATATTATAGGTAACAACACTAAGATGGAGGCAGACCTTCGCCCTGGTGATGTTGTTACACCTGTAAACTCTGACGCAGAAGGAAATAGGACTCTAAGAATTGCAAGAGTAGATACATCTAGTGGTATTAATACAGTATCAACAAATGCTGCTACAGGACAGTCAAGTTATATCTTTAACTATCAAACACAGACTGCATTACTAGAAACAGGATTAACTAAGGGTAGTATCACCGATGGTGACTATACTAATCTATTAAGAATGCGTCCTTTTGTATTCCAGAAGGACTACCAGAATGGTGAGATGACCATTGATACTCCACGTACATCAATGAAGTCAATTTCTGACGAATCATTCTTCGTGTTTAGGACGTTTAATAATAAAACAGTTGTGTCTGGTGGTGTTACTGTTTCTCTACCAGAATCTGAGCAGTTTGCTACATTAGATAATGACAATTATTTCCTAACAATTTTAGCAGAATCAGGGTCAGCATTCTCAGTTGGAGATAACCTTGACATCGATGCTTTAAATGATGCAGGCACATTAACAGTTACATTTGGTGCTGACAGACAGTCAGTTACTATTGATGGATTAGCAAACGTATCTACTGTTAAATTAACCGCGTTGGTATCTAAGAATATTGTTACCAAGAAGATTAAGACTGCTGCAAAAATGCGTGCGATGAAAGTTACTCGCACAAGAATACAGCAAGACTCACAGAGATATGGTTTAGCATATGGTAACTTATATGGGTCACGTATTGAAGACGAAGAAATATCATTTGCACTGAATGATGTTTACAAGATTCATGCTGTATATGAATCAGAGGATGACACAGACGCTATGTCACCTTACCTTGTATTAACAGAATCTAGATTCTTTGACAATGGTAGTGTTGTCGTAGGTAGGACATCAGGTGCTCGTGGTAGAGTCATTCAGTTTATCAACTCTACATTAAGACTATACTTTGTTGCTCTTAATGAGATTCCATTCATCCCAGGTGAAACTATTGATGGTGTGGATGATGACGGTGTCCAGTTAGTTGGTATTGTTGATGACGCAGAAGGGTCTGTAACTAAAGGTAGTAAAGTTGTTACCAGTCAGTTTGAATTAGACGCAGGACAGAAAGCACATTACTATGATGTGTCTAAGATGACTAGACTTCCACAGTTTACACCACCTATCAGAAAGATTCTTGTTATCTTTGACTACTTCGTCCATGAATCATCAGGTGACTATTTCAGTAACCAGTCATATACTGGTATCACATTTAAAGAGATACCTAAATACAAACTGGATGGGTCTATTAACTTCTTAAGAGACCAACTTGACTTCCGCCCAGGTGTAGGAGAATTAGCATCAGGTAGTGGTCTAATCACAGCTCCATATTATGTGAATTGTGCGTCATTAGATTTCGGTGCAAGGACTTTTGATACCAGTGGTGGTGCGGGTGGCTCGACTATATTCGACGTCCCTAGAGTTAATAGCGAGTTTAGATGTGATTACTGCTATTACCTACCCAGAGCAGACAAGTTATTCTTAACTCATGATAATCAATTAAAAGTTGTCAAAGGTGTATCTTCGGAAGACCTTCCACCTCCTGACAATATTGACAACGCTATGTTGTTGGCACAAATTGAATATCGTCCTTATGTTTATGATGTAGAAAGAGACATACTAATCAACCAAGAAATTATCCGTCGTTATACGATGAAGGATATTGGTGACATTGAAACAAGATTGTCACATGTTGAGTACTATACGTCTCTGACTATGCTAGAATCACAGGCAGAGAATACTAAATCTTATGACGATAATGGATTTGATAGACTTAAGAATGGATACATTGTTGATGACTTTACAGACCACACTATTGGTGACGTCCTTAATGTTGACTATAAATGCAGCATGGACTTTAGCCAAGGTCATTTACGTCCTTCTCATTATACAACCAATGTCCCGCTCGAATTAAACTTAGCTGAGTCAACTAACGTAATTAAGACTGGTGGTAACATGGTAATGTTGCCTTACGTTGATGTCCCTATTGTTACACAACCATATGCATCTAGAGTAGAGAATGTAAACCCATTCAACGTGTTTACCTTTATTGGTCGTGTTGACTTAACTCCTGCATCTGATGACTGGATTGACATTGAGCGTAAACCCGCAAGAGTTGAAAACGTAGAAGGTGACTTCTCTGCTGTAGCAAGAGATTTACAAATTGACCAAAACGGTTTTGCTCCTATTCAGTGGGGTGGTTGGAGGACTAACTGGACTGGTGAGTCTCTAATTTCTAGTAGTAGATTTAGAAACAGGTCTGGTAGTTTCGCAGCTGGTGGTCGTAGACTTGGTAGATTAGGTCACGGACAAGGAAGACAACCACTATTCGTCCATGAAAGAAGGACTTGGAGGGTTGTTAATAACCAAGCAAGACAAGGTATTAGGACACGTGTTATACCTAAGATTGAAAGAAAATCACTTGGTGACACAATACTATCACAATCAGTAGTACCTTGGATTCGCTCAAGAAATATTGGATTTAATGTTGACAGACTAAAACCACGCACAAGAATGTATGCATTCTTCGATGGTGTGGATGTTACTGGTTATATTTTACCTAAGGTCATCGAGATTACTAAGTCATCTAGTGCTGACCCTAATACAAACGAAACACCTTTCGTTGTTGGTGAGACAGTTATTGGTCAGACATCTAAGTGTCAACTAAAAGTTGCTCCTGCAAACGATGGTTTAAAAACTGACCCATATGGTGTAGGACAAGCAACATTAGCAGAGTCATATGCATCACAGACACCATTCTTAAATATTGATATCACTGCTATGGCAGAAAGCGTCAATCCAAACTTCTTTGGTAACGCTCTTGTTGGTGAAATATTAGTAGGACAGACATCAGGTGCACGTGCTGTTATGAGAGACAGACGTCTATTGTCAGATAACATTGGTAACCTACAAGGTACATTGTTTATCCCATCACCTAAGAATGATTCAAACCCACGTTGGGCAACAGGTACTCGCTCAGTTAGATTTACAACATCTTCTACCAATAGTAAGGCATCAGGTGAAGTAGATTCTTCTGCAGATACCACATATCAGGCAACAGGTACATTGAGAGTTGTTAGAGAGAATATCCTAGCAATCAGAAATGCTGAAGTTGTTAGAGATACAGTTAACGACACAAGGACTGTTACAACTACTAGGACATCCACACGTCAGATTGGTTGGTATGACCCTCTTGCACAATCATTCCTTGTTGCAGAAGAAGGTGGTGTATTCTTAAGTAGTGTTGATATCTTCTTCAAGACTAAGGATAGTAATATTCCTATCTCCATGCAGATAAGGACTATGGAGAATGGTTATCCAAGTAAAGAGATTCTACCTTTCTCTGACTGCACAGTTGATTCTGACCAGATTGAATTATCAGACAACGCAGCAATACCATCAAGATTCGTCTTTAGGTCTCCTGTATACATCAAGGCAGATACAGAATATTGTGTTGTGCTTCTATCTGACTCTAATGAATATCAAGTTTGGATATCCAGAATGGGTGATATAGATGTATCAGGCACAAGGACTATATCTGAGCAACCATACTCAGGTGTGTTATTCAAATCACAAAACGCATCTACATGGACTGCTGACCAGTATGAAGATTTGAAGTTTACAATATATCGTGCAAGTTTCACACAACCTACTGGCACAGTTATTCTTAATAACGCTGAGTTAGGACGTGGTAACAGAGGTATTCACAATCTTATTGAGAATCCAATTCAAACAATTAAACCAACTCAACAGTTAATGATGCCTGCGGGTAACAATTATAACTTCACAGTTGGTGCAAGAATAGTACAGCAACCATCAGGTGCTGCAGGTACTATTAAAGAATACGATGCAGTATCTGACCCAGAGAAAATGACATTGACAGATATCAGTGGCACATTCTCATCTGGTTTCCTTGATACTAACGGTGACCCATTCCAAGGTTTAACTTCATCACAATCTACAGCAACGATTGTATTGTCTGCTATATTCAATGGCACATTTGAGGTTGGAGATACAGTAACAGGGTCAACATCAGGTGCAGTAGGTACGGTTACATCTTATGATTCAGGTACTACAACTCTTATATTGAATTTCATTACCAAGTCATTCGATTCATCTGATACATTAAACGAACCTGGTGGCACAAGTGCTACTATCACATCTATTAACTATGCAGGAGATTCATATACTGCATATCCAACACAAGCACCATCATATCCACATGATGATAAGGAAGTGCTTATCTACCATAGAAATCATGGTATGCATCAACGTACAAACAACGTTGAGATTATGGGTGTTGTATCTGAGGTACCTAACACAACATTAACTACTACACTTGCACAATCAAGCTCTAGTATACAGGTGCAGGATGCTTCTCAATTCCACGCTATCATTGGTGGTGCTGCGATAGGAAACTTAAATCCTGGGTATCTTAAAATTGGCGACGAAATTATACAATACTCTGCAATATCAACTAATGGTCAAGTTATAACTGTTGCTACTTCTGGTAGAGGTAGTAATGGCACTGCTGATATAGAGCATCCATCAGGCACAGTAGTTGAATGTTATAACTTAGACGGTATACCACTAACTGAAATTAACAAAGTCCACTCTAGCATTGAGTGTCCTTGGATTGATACTTACATGTTAGCGGTAGACCACGTTGCAACAAACGGTATACGTGGTGGTGGAGCAGAAGTATGGGGCACACAAAACGTCCAGTTTGAGTGTCTAACCCCGACGGTTTCCACGATGCAACTTCCAGAAACTGAAGTTATTGCTCGTGTAAATACAACAACTGCTACATCTGTTGGTGATGGTGGTGGTGAAGGAGGCTCATCTCCTAGAGACCAATCTTCCTTTATCAACAGTGGTCAATATTATGATGTCGTATTGAATGAAGAAAACTCGTTTACTTCTCCTCAGATGATTGCATCTAAGATTAATGAGCAGAATAAACTAGATGGTAATAAGTCTCTAACTATGGCAATAACATTGAATACTGAGAAAGAATCTCTGTCTCCATGTCTTGACCTAGATAGAATGTCGCTTATTACGACTACAAACAGAGTCAATATGTGGCCTGGTGGTCCTTCACCATACGGACAACAAGGTGATATTGATAGGACTCAGGACGTATCAACGTTACCTACAGGTGACCAAAACGACGCGGTTTATATTACTCGTCTTGCAAGATTGGGTAGTGAAGCGCGGGCAGTCAAGGTTGATTTCCAAATCACAAGACACCCACAAACTGAAATCCGTATATATTATCGTGCTTTCAAAACAGGTGACAATGCTGACCCCAATAACGTTGGATGGTCACCGATTGGAGACCCAATCACAACCTTGAATCAAGATTATGATACAAGTCCAACAGATGAATATCTTTGGAAGGATTACGCATACGAGAAGAAAGGATTAAGTTTCAACGCTTTCCAATTAAAAATCGTGATGCGCTCCAAAAATCAGGCACGAGTCCCACTCATAGCTGACCTAAGGGCTATCGCTCTTGCAACCTAACACGGTTGATTATATACATTATTAATACTCATGTCAAGTCCCGAAAAGTCCACAGACCATATAGAGCCATACTCACCCGACCTAATCCCTGTAAAGGGAAAGGATGGATGGTACAGAGACCCAGATTCAAACGCTGTTGTAAACTGTAACAAAACAGAGTATGATGACTATATGGCAGCTTATAATAAAAGAAAACAGAAGGATGCAAAGTTTGAAGCTTTACAAACCGATGTTGATGCTGTAAAATTAGATTTGAATGAAATCAAATCTCTTCTCAAACAAATTATCGTAAACGGAGAAAATCATGCCAGTTGATGTGAAGGAAACTGCTACACAAGAAGAATTGTTAGAGCAATTTCAAACTCGCTATAGCAATCTTATTTCAGAAAACCAAGAGTTAGCAAAAAAAATCAAGGATAATGAGGCAACTGCCCTTAAATTACTTGGTGCTATTGAGACACTACAATATCTGAATCCTGCTCCCCCAGAACCTACTGAGGTAGAGGAAACTGCAGAAGTGCCTGCAGCATAACAGAAACGTGGAGTCTCTTCGTTATTGCATAAATAAATCAGACGGAATCGTCTGCAGCCCACAATAAAAGGTAATGGCAAATAGACTACAACTACGACGTGACGGTGCACAGCAATGGGCTAACGTCAATCCAATCCTTGCTCAGGGTGAGTTAGGTATTGAGATTGATACTTCACGTATCAAAATCGGAGACGGTGTTACATCGTGGAACTCTCTGAAATATGAGAGACCTATTGAAACTGAATCAAATACTGCTAACACTCTTGTTAAAAGGGATGCTGACGGTAACTTTGAAGCGGGTGCAATTACTGCGTCTGTTATAGGTAATGCTGCAACTGCTACACGTCTTGCTAACGCACGTCAGATATCACTTGGTGGTGATATGTCTGGTGCAGGTACTTTTGATGGGTCTGCAAACTTAACCATCACAGCAGAATTAAACTATGTGGTCGCACTACCACATTACGATGCAAACAATTTAGACGCACAAGGCACATATTCTCAAGTAACTATCGACTCTAGAGGTCGTATCGTAGATGCCACAAACCCTACAAGTTTAGGTGCTTATGGTATTACTGACGCACAACCATTAGACTCTGACCTGACTTCTCTAGCGACGATGTCAGGTTTTGGTATTATATCCAGACAGGCAGAAGGTACATTAGTCAACCGCACAATCACTGGTGGTAGTGGACGTGTCATTGTGCAGAATGGTAATGGACAATCATCTAACCCATTTATTGACCTTGCTGATACTACAGTTGTTGTTGGAAATTATAACCCAATAGGTAATGCAGATACACCTTTAATCTCTGCTACTACAGGTACTCAAACTGTTAACGTAACAAACTTCAACGTTGACAGATATGGTCGTTTAACATATGCACAAACTTCTCCTATCGCTACAGCAACAGAGGGTAGTTTTGCTCCTGCATATAGTAACGCTGCATCATATTCAAGATATGATAAGGTAAAGAATAGTGCTGACGTATTATATGAAGCAATATTAGATATATCCTCAGGTGGAGGTGAGCCTACTCACACTGATTCATCTGATACAGGAAGTTGGAGATACTTAGGGACTGCTATTGCACCACAAAAAGGTATAGCAGCATTTAACCAAGAAGATTTTGATGTAACTGCATGGGATGCAGGAAATAATATAGAAGGTGGTTTCGTAACCATCGCTGCTGCGGGTGTAGATAATACTCAACTACAAAATAATCGCGTTTCTTTCGCTGATGGTAACTCGAAAGAAGACTTTGAATTAGACCAAGAATTAACTCCTGTTACTGGTTATAGAGGATTTAATTACCTTAACTATACAAAGGTAAACGATACAACTGGTAACCTACTCTTTAGTGTTAATAATACTGGTGATGGTAGTGGTGGGACTCAACAGTTAGTTACTAATATAGCAGTCACAGTTGGTGTAGATAATGTTAGCTCAGACCCATATGGTGTATTCTATCTTGATGGTGTAGAGAAACCTAGTATTGCTCTTAAGAGAGGAGTAACTTACGTCTTCGACCAATCAGATAATAGCAATGAAGTATACAATGGGATGAATCACCCATTGATGTTTAGCTTAGGTGATGATGGTGAGCATAATGGCAATGGTCATTATATGGATGGTATCACTTATAAGTTAGATGGTGTTGCTGTTAATATGGCAGGGTATGTAAGTGGTTTTGATGCTGCTACAACTCGTGTTGCAGAAATATTAGTCCAAACTGATGCACCCGCAACTCTTTACTACTGGTGTCATCATCACACAAATCAAGGTAACAGTTTAACTATTACTGATGGTGGTGCAGGAGAAGTTGATATTAATGTAAGGACTTACTTCTCTGATGCAGATATTACTTTAGATGGTGCAATCGACCAGACTCTAGACAAGACTGGTAATGGTAATCTTACTTTCCAACACACACAAAATACAACAGAAGATCGCACTCTATTAATTAATGCGACAAATGCAGGTAGTGGTAATGCTCTTATCAATATCACTTCTGAAAATGATATTACTATCAATGCCACAAACGTTGCTAATAGAGTCAACGTAGAGGACTTCCATTTCCAAGACAACGTTATTTCAACTACCAACTCTACGTTGATAATTGATCCTAATGACGATGATGGTGCTACTGGTCTTGTTAGAGTCCGTGGAGATCTCCAAGTAGATGGCACAACTACAACTGTAAACTCAACTACAATAACAGTCCAAGATCCTATCATCACTCTAGGTGGTGAAGATACTCTTGTATCAGATGATAACTTAGACCGTGGTGTAGAATTTAGATACTATGATACACAAGAAAGATTCGGATTCTTCGGGTGGGACGAAGATTATGCAGACTCTAACATATGGTCTGGCACTGGCGGGTATCGCTTCCTCTACAATGCGACCAACTCTTCTGAAACATTTACTGGGACTGACGCTGCTATCATTGGTGGTAACCTCAGATTAACAACTAACACAGGATCTACTTGGAAGACACCTACAACAGGTACATTAGTTGTAACTGGTGGTGCAGGTATTTCTGAAAATCTTAACGTCGGTGGCACAACCCACTTGAATGGTAACGTTGAGATTGATGGCACTGTTGATATAGATGCAAACTTCGCTGTTAGAAATGGCACTACTGATAAGGTTACTATCGAAAGTGCTACAGGTAACACAGTTATTGAAGGTACAGTTGATATTCAGTTACAAACAACTATAACTGATGGTCTTCTTTTACAAGCAGACAATAAAAAATTCGAGATTAAAACTGCGGGTGGCACTAGCGTATTTGATATTGATACAGATAATGGTAACGTCCACACAGATGGCACACTGGATGTAGATAGTGGAGTAACATTTAATAGCACTCTTGATGTAGATTCTGCTGTTACATTTAATTCAACCTTAGACGTTGATAATGATTCAGTATTCCATGATGATATTACACTCGATACTACTGGTAAATTCTTCACGATAACCAATGGTAGTGGCCAGACATTTAAAGTGTCTTCTACAAATGGTAATACAGACATAGAAGGTAGTCTAAATGTAGGTGGTGTCAATACTTTTGAAAGGACAAATAATATTGTTGTTGACCCTACAACATCAGAATCTGCAATCACATTAACCAGTGGTGGTAATGCGACATTTGCGGGTGGTGTTAACATTGATAAAGATGTCAGAGTAGGCACTGACTTATACGTTTCAGATAGAATTGTAGTTAAGGATGCAGGCACAGCAAGGACTCGTCCATCCTTACTTAATAATGTTGATGTAAAATATCGTCAGTATATTGGAGCAACAGGAGTCCATAATGCTTCATTCGCTGATGACCCAGATGCTAACTTAAGAGTTGCGGGTGGTGTTGGTATTGTCCAAGACTTACATGTTGGTGATGACTTCTACGTTGGTAAGGTAGCAACTAATGATACTGTTGAATTCTCAATCTTAGGAGAATCAGGTGCTACTACAATAGGACGTGTCGGTCAAGGAAATGTCACAGACGGCTCACTAACTGTGCATGGATTTGTTACAATGAATGAGCGGGTAACAATCAACGGTCCTTTGACCACGATTGGAGATGCTAACTCTGATGTCTTAACAGTAAATGCTGTCTCTCAATTTACAGATGATGTAACAGTAGATGGCAGCTTGACTGTTAATACAAATGCTTTAATCGAGGGTAACCTCACTGTTAATGGCACAACAACCACAGTTAACTCAACTGTAACTACTATTGATGACCCTATCATCACAGTTGGTGGTGACACTGCTCCTTCATCAGATGATGCTAAGGACAGAGGTGTTGAGTTTAGATACTATGATTCACAAGCACGTCTTGGATTCTTTGGTTGGGATAATTCTGCAGAAAGATTTGCAGTTTATCATGCAGCAACTAACAGTAGTGAAGCATTTAGTGGCACTAGGTCTGGTATCGACGCAGGCTCTTTAAAATTATTTGATACAACAAATGCAACGAATTCTGCTACAGGTACTCTCATCGTTGGTGGTGGCGCGGGTATTGGTCTTGACTTACACGTCGGTGACGACCTCATCGTCGTTGACGATGGAAGCTTTGGTGGAAATGTCGACATCACTGGCACGCTCGATGTAACTGATGACTTTGCTGTTGCTGCTACATTTACAGTAGATGCACAGACAGGTAATACATTTGCTGCAGGGACATTCCAAGTCAATGGTAATACAACGATTGGTAATGCTGGCTCTGATGCACATAGCGTATCAGGTACTGTCCAGTTTAACCATGCGATAACTTCTACAGATATTACTGCTGACAACATTAAGATTGGTGTTGACGGTGCAAGTGAAATTTCAACAACCTCTGGAAATCTAATTCTAGATTCACAAGGTGGCACAGTTAATATTACAGATGATGCTGACGTAGATGGAGACTTAAATGTTGACGGTAATACAAAAGTTGATGGCACTCTTACTGTCGATGGTAATACTACTATCGGTAACGCATCAGGAGATGCTCACGAATTCACTGGCACGGTTACATTTAACCAAGCAATCACCTCCACAGACATCACAGCAGACTCCGTCAAAATCGGGGTCGATGGTGCTACCGAAATTAGTACCGTATCTGGTAACCTTATCCTAGATTCTGCTGATGGCAAAGTCCATATTACAGACAATGCTGAGGTAGATGGTAACTTACAAGTTGATGGTAATACAACTCTTGGTGATGCTAGTGGTGATAACCTAGTCGTTAATGCGACATCTACATTTAACGCTGCAATCACATCAACAGATATTACTGCTGATAGTATCAAGATTGGTGTTGATGCTGCAAACGAAATCAGCACTACTGCGGGTAACTTAGTATTAGACTCTCAGGCAGGCACAGTTTCAATCACAGATGACGCTACAATTAGCGGTGAGTTAGAAGTTACTGGCCAAACAAAAATCACTGACTCCCTAATCATAGACTCAACCAATGAGCAGTTTATTGTTAGGTCTTCTTTAGTTGATAGGTTTACTATTGACACAGATAATGGTAATACTTTCGTCGCAGGCACTGCAACAATCGAAGGTCTTACAACTATTAATGATGACTTAGGTGTAACAGGTGCTGTTGACTTTGACACTACATTAAACGTAGATGGTCAAGCAGTATTCCAAGATAATGTAATCCTCAATGCAGATAATAAAGCATTCAAGATACAAAATAATTCTAGTGTTGACCAGTTTACAGTTGACTCTGATAATGGTAATACTGTAGTAGGTGGCACAGCAACTGTTGATGAGTCATTGTCAGTCGGCACAACTTCTCTACTAAGTGGTAACGTAACTGCTAATGCAAATACAACTGCAACTCGTCTTGCAGGAAGTGCAGCAATCATGGTACCTAACGGTGGTATCACAGTATTTGAAGATTCATTCTTCGGAGAGGATATATTTGTAGGACCTGACCAAGCACAGACAATCACATTGTTTGGTGCTACAGGTAATATCACAGCAGATGGCACAGTTTCTGCAGCAACATTTAGTGGCACAACTGGTAATATCTCCACTATCACTACTACATCTAACGTCAACGTTGGTGGTAGTATTATCGTCAACACTAACAAGTTTATCGTTACAGGGTCTAGTGGTAACACTGATATTGCAGGTACTCTAGACGTTGGTGGCTCAACAGTTATTGATGATACTCTAAAAGTAACTAATGATGTTGACTTCGATACTAACTTAAATGTTGATGGTAATCAGCAACTAGATGGCACACTGACTGTAGATAGCACATCACTATTCAAAGATAGTATGGTGATACGTGGTGCTTCTAAGACACTTAAGTTGCAAAATGGAAGTAACACAACTAAGGTTGAATTACAATCAACAACAGGTAATATAACTGCTGCAGGAGCTGGTGACTTTGGGTCAATGGCAATCACCAACAACTTAACTGTCGGTGGCACAATAGTTTCAACAGGACAGATTACTGGTAACGTAACTGGTGACCTAACTGGTAACGCAGATACTGCATCTCTAGTTAACATCACTGAGACTGCATCTTCAAACTTGACATACTATCCAGTATTTGTTTCTTCTACATCTGGAAACACTGAGATAAGGACAGACTCACAAAACTTAAACTACAACCCATTTGAAAACAGACTAACTGTTACTAACTTCAAGTCAACAACTGACTTTGAGATTCAAGGTAACTTAAACATTACTGGTAATATCACATTCTTCCAGTCACAGGTTGGTAGTATTGCAAACCATGATACTGATGCATTAACAGAAGGTAGCACTAATCTATACTATACTAACGAAAGAGTTGATGACCGCGTTGCTGCATTAATTCAAGGTGGCACTGGTATTGATGCTACTTATGATGATGCAAACAATCTATTGTCTCTATCTGTTGACTTCGGTGAGTATACAACTGACCAAGTTGTTGAAGGCACTAGCAACAAATACTTCACTCAAGCAAGGACTAGAAACGCATTTACATATGGCACTGGTATCGAGCATGATGGTAGTGGTGGACTTCAAGTTACTCAGGCAGATATCAATACTGACAACGTAACTGAGGGTAGCACTAATCTATTCACAACTGCTGCTAGGACTCGTGGACATATCAGTGTTAGTGGAGATTTAGGATATAACGCTTCTACTGGTGTTATCTCATACACTATCCCATCTACTATTGCATCTCTATCTAATCATGATACAGATGATTTAGCAGAAGGAAGCAACTTATACTACACTGACGAGAGAGTAGATGACAGAGTAAATAATCTCTTCACTGCAGGCACAGGTATTACTAAGGTATATGACGACGCTGCTAACAGTTATACATTATCAGTTACACAGAGTGATATTAATACAGATAATGTTACAGAGGGAAGCAGCAATCTATTCACAACTGCTGCTAGGACACGCACCCACTTTACATATGGCACAGGTATTAAACTTACGACTGCTGACTTGGCGATTGACTTTACTGAGTTTGACACAGGTAGTATTACAGAGGGTAGCAATCTTTATTACACTAACGCTCGTGCTGATGCAAGAGTTAACTTACAGACAGGTGCAAACTTAGACCTATCAAGTAAGTCTACAACTAACTTATCAGAAGGCACAAACCTTTACTTCACTAACGCTAGAGCAGACGCAAGAATCGCTGCTGCTACTACAAGTGACTTAACAGAAGGAAGCAACTTATATTACACAGATGCTAGAGCAGATGCAAGAATTGCTGCTGCTGATACTGGTGACCTTTCAGAAGGTAGCAATCTTTATCATACAACTGCACGTGCTCGTGCAGCAATCAGTGCAGGCGGTGACTTGTCTTATAACGCTTCTACTGGTGTGATGAGCGTCACATTGCCAACAGTATTCTCTGGCAATTACAATGACTTAAGTAACAAACCTTCATTATTCTCTGGTGCATATAATGACCTAACTGGCAAACCTACATTAGGCACTGCTGCTGCGGCTGCTACAAGTGACTTTGCTACTGCTGCACAAGGTGCTCTTGCTGCATCTGCATTGCAGGCAGAAACAATTACATTAGCAGACTTCAAGTCTGTGGTTGCTGCATCAGCAGACTTTGATGACTTCCAGACTAGAGTGGCAGCAATGACATGATGATATTCTCTTTCATCCTATCGTTATTTGCTAACCACTTACCAGTGATGTATGTGCAAGTACCTCAGTGGGCAGATGATTGGGCAGTTTGTGCTGTAGATATACCTGACGCTAAATGTCATTGGTATGTTATGGCTCCTGATAATACTTTTGGTGAAGGATTCTCTTGGGAAGACGCACCTTGGTTTGATGCTAACGGACTGAATGATGTTGCACCAATGCAAGAAGTATCAGTCTTAGAAAAACTACAGAAACAGTAATGGCAACTCCTACCTCTAAAGCAGAATTAAAAGAATACGCTCTTCGTAGATTAGGTAAACCTGTCTTAGAAGTGAATGTTTCTGACGACCAAGTAGATGACGCTATTGATTATACTTTACAGAAGTTTCAACAGTATCATTATGATGGTGCTGAAAGATGCTATCTAAAACACAAGATTACACAAGATGTGCTTGACCGTGCTGATACAAGCACTAGCACTACATCTGACGCAGGAAATGATATATGGCTAGAGTCAAACAAATACATTGAAGTGCCAGAGCATATCCTTTCTATCGAAGGTATATTCTCATTTACAGATAAAGGGACATCTAATATATTTGATATTAGATACCAGATGAGATTGAATGACTTGTATGATTTTACATCTACACAGTTTTATCATTACTATATGATTAAACAACATTTAGAAACTATCGATTTTCTATTGGAGGGACAGAAACCAGTTAGATATTCTCAGGTACAAGATAGATTATATCTAGATTTTGATTGGTCAACTGACGCATTGTTGGATACATTTATTGTGATTAAAGCATGGAGGGCACTTGACCCTACAACGTGGACTGAAATATATAATCAGATGTGGGTTAAGGACTACGCTACTGCTAAGATTAAAAAGCAGTGGGGTCAAAACTTAACTAAGTTTACTGGTGTGCAAATGCCAGGGGGCGTCACATTGAATGGTGAAATGATTTATAACGACGCAGTTGATGAATTAAAACGACTTGATGAAGAGCTTAGAATGGTTTGGGAAACACCACCACTAGATATGATAGGATAATGGCTACTAATTCTTATTTCACACAGGGCACAACAGGCGAGCAGGATTTAGTCGGTAGTTTAGTTACCGAGCAAATCAAGATGTTTGGTAAAGATGTCTATTATATACCTCGCACTTTAGTTAATAGAGACTCAGTGTTTGAAGAGGATAGTCTATCAGCATTTAATGGTGCATATTTAATAGAAGCATACATTGAAGATGCTACAGGATTTCGTGGCGATGGAGATATGTTTAGTAAGTTTGGTGTAAGAATAGCAGACCAAGTTACGTTTATAATTTCAAGAGAAAGATTTACAGCCGCAGTAGATGATAATGCACAATTAATTGTAGAAGGTCGTCCTAATGAGGGTGACCTTATTCATTTGCCTATGGCAAATAAAACATTTGAAATACAATTCGTAGAGCACGAAGTCCCATTCTACCAGTTAGGTAAAGTGCATGTATGGGGTTTACGTTGTGAGTTGTTTGAATACAGTGACGAAGACTTCAACACTGGTGTCGCAGAGATTGATGCAGTTGAAGTTAACTTCGCTAACGCAGTTACTATTAACGTTGCAGATGGTGGCACAGGAGACTTTGTTGCAGGAGAGATTGTAACAGGTGGTAGCTCTAACGTAACATCTGAAGTTAAGTCATGGAATTCTGCTACAAGACAGTTAATTGTTTTCAATAGGTCTGGTACGTATGCTATACCTGAGACATTGACAGGCAATACATCTGGTGCAGCATGGACTTCTGCTACATATAATACACTAAATAATATGAATAGCGACACAGACCAAAACTTCACACTTGAAACACAGGCAGATGCTATTTTAGATTTCACTGAAAGTAATCCTTTCGGTGACTTTGGAAACTCTGGAGGTACCTTATAATGTTAGGGACATATTCTTATCATGAAATAATTAAAAAGACTGTTATCGGTTTCGGTACACTTTTCAATAACATTGAAATCCGACGCACTAAAGGTAGCAAAACAGAGGTGATGAAAGTCCCTCTTGCTTATGGTCCTAGACAAAAGTTTCTTACTCGCTTAGCTGCAGTAGGAGATTTGACTACTAAAGACCAAGTGCAAATTACTTTACCTAGATTATCTTTTGAGATACAAGGTATTAGCTATGATGCAACAAGAAAACTTTCACCTACACAATACATCCGTAACACTAAAGGTACGGGAGACAATGTAAAAAGTTATATGCCAATACCATATAACGTCAATTTTGAGTTGTCTATTATGGCAAAGAATCAAGATGATTCTCTACAAATACTAGAGCAGATTCTTCCATTCTTTCAACCTTCATTCACTATCACAATGAATCTAGTCCCAGAGCTAGGTGAGAAGAGAGACTATCCTGTCACTCTAACTGCTATTGATTATGAAGATGTTTATGAAGGAGATTACGATACACGTCGTACTCTAGTTTATAATTTGTCATTTATAGCTAAGACATTTCTATACGGTCCTGTGCAAGACGCAGACTCAGAGATTATCAAGAAGGCTATTGTTGATTATAATACAAAAGATAAAACCATGCCTACAAGGGAGGTTAGATATCAGGTTACACCAGACCCATTAACTGCTGACCCTGATGACAACTTTGGTTTTAACGAAATATTCAGTGAGTTCCAAGATGCCAAGTCGAGAAACCCAGTCACAGGACAAGACGAATAAATTTGATGGCATTGAGAATGCTCTCGATGTTAATTCAGATATAGTCCCTGTGGATAAACCACAAGTAGTAACACCAGTTGATACTGCATCTACAAAAGAGCAATTAAAGAAAGACTATGAGTATACTCGTGGTCATCTATACTCATTGGTTGAAAAGGGTCAAGAAGCAGTAGATGGTATACTTGAGTTGGCACAAGAGTCAGACCAACCTCGTGCGTTTGAGGTTGCGGGACAGTTGATTAAACATGTCGGAGACGTTGCTGACAAACTTGTAGACCTACAAAAGAAGGTCAACGAGATTGAAAACCCTAAGAAAGACAAGCAAGTCAATACTACAAACAATACAATGTTTGTTGGTAGCACTGCTGACCTTGCTAAATTCTTAAAACAACAACGCGATAAATAGTCTAGTAAGGAGAATCCAAATACAATGTCAGTATTAAACGTCATTGACACACAAACAATTACAGGGTCTGGCTCAGGTTATATCACTGTAAAATCTGGCGTGATTCGTGCATATGCAGCAAGTGCTTCAACTATTCAGATTGATGCAGGACCTGCTATAACTCTTGCTGCAGGAGAAGCAATTCTTTTGTCTGTAGGTAAATCGAAAAATGCTCAAATTAAAACAGCGACTAATGCTGCCACTATGGTTGTTACTGTATTAGGTGGTGGTACTCCTGCTCATAGATTCGTAGTCGGAGATTACATCTCGACTGCTGCAGACGGTGATACTGCATTCACATCTGATTTTATAACAGCAGCGAGTGGTGGTAAGAAGATTACTGCTATCACAGATACAACAATCACTACAGATTATGACGCATCAGGAGCTAGCGGAAATTATTCACTTGCCTCAGCAAAACTTGAAGCAGGTACAGTCCCAGTCATACAAAAAGCAGTCAAACTTACTGCAGGTTCTGCCAACGTTGTCGTTGAGCAAGTCCAGATTGTCGGAGGATAATCAGGAATGCCCGCAGTCTCGAGAAAACAACAAAGATTCTTCGGGATGGTTCGACAAGCTCAAAAGGAGGGTCAAGCGAAAGCTGCCTCACCTGAGGTTGCCAGAGTTGCTTCCAGCATAAAAAAATCTGATGCAAAAGATTTTGCATCTACTAAACATAAAGGTTTACCTGAGAAAAAGAAAATGAATGAGGAAGGTTACGACCATCTCAGAGATATGGGAAAGATTCCACCAACTAAAGGCAAGAAGGATGCAACCACTATGCCTAAAAGTTACAAGCGATCTCCTGAGCCGAAAAAGGGTAAATCAGCACTTGATATTGTGAAAGCAAACATACGTAAACAGTATGGTAAAGGTGCTATCATGGGTGAAGATGTAAACTGTGATGACAGAAAAGCAATGGCTGCACAACATAAAGCAGTCCACAATAAAAAGAAAGATGAAACAGGTGGTATGCCTGCAACCGTAACTGCAAAAAACAGGAGAGGACAAATGCAAGGAGTTGATGAGCAATCTTTAAACGAGCTTGGTCCCAATACAATGAGAAATTATATCATTGGGGCAACAAAAGATGTTGCTAAGAGAGCATCAGACCCTGAGTCACGCTCAGGTCCTAAGTATGCAAAGAAAATGAGTAGAATGGATGGTGTGATGAAAGCAGGAGATAAACTAGCAAAGAAAGCAAGTGGTGATAGGATGGGGAAAACTTATAAGGAAGAAGTAATACCAGAGGGAACACAGGAATCTGGACGCTCTAATTATGGTAAAGCATCCGTAAGAAATATGAGAAGGTTTGGTTATGGTGGCAACAACACTACAAAGGAAAATAGAAGAGGTGAAGCAATATCTAAAAGAGAAACAGAACATAAAGCATCTAGAGGTGTAAAAGGTAGCACTCAGAAAAGAGAAGACAAAATGAAACCTGTAAAGTGGTCTAATAAAAATAATGAAGATAACAGGACAGAAGAAGTTTTACATGAGAAAGAGACAGCATTAGATAGAGCAAAGAGAAATATTGGTAGAGACCCAGATAAGAAAACCTGTTGGACAGGTTATAAAGCAAAAGGCACTAAGATGAAGGGTGGTAAATCAGTCCCTAACTGTGTTAAAGAATCTGACATCGCATCTATACTTGCAAGACTTGAGAAGAAACGTATCTCTAAAGGTGGAGACCCAGAAAAATCACCGTTACCTTCTATGAAGAAGTATCACGCTGACAAGAAAAAGAAAGAAGTGAAAGAAGGTGTGATGGGTATGGTGAAGAGAGCAGCAGGAATTAAACAGAAACCAGCTAAGAAAACAACTGGTAGAGATGCGGGTGCTATCGCTGCTAAGATAATGAGAGACAAGGAGCATAGAAAGTATGTTAATTTCTTACCCGCTAATGAAGAAGTATATACAGGACCTAAGAAAGGTGACTTAAAAGGATATGGCTCTAAAGCATTTAAAGAATATGAAAAGAATATGGACCCTAAGAAACGTCAGGCACTTAAGGACAAAGCAACTAAGGGTATGAAGTTTACACATGAAGCAATAAAGTATGATAGTAAAGGGTCTTCTATGGATTATTTTCTAGGTGCTGACCCAAAGAAAACAAAAGAATATAAAGCATTAAAGAAAAAGAAGACTCAGAAAGAAGGCACTTCTTATGGTTTATACAAAGGGTCAGGTAAACCATCAGGTGCTATGAAGAAGTATCTTGATAGAAAAGCAAAGATGCTACAGAAGAAGAGAGATTCACAGTCTGATGCTGCTAAAAACAATCCTCATTTTGATAGCACAGTGCCCTCACCATCAGGTAGAAACAAGTATGAGCACGTAAGTTTTAAGAGCTACTTTACAGAAGGCAATAAAACTGCTAGAATGTTACATAAGTCTAAAACTTCTGTTACAGGTAATATATCTGCAGATAGAGGTGGCGACGAAAAAAAGAATAAAGAGTCTCGTAAGGGACTCGAAAAAGACTTAAAGAAAAAGGGGATTGGTTACACTAAAGGTGTAGGCAAGTATAAGTATGACAGTGGTGAAACTGGCACAGAAGTCTCCTATCAGACTTCAAAACCTGCTAAAATGTCCAAGCGGAAGTTTGGAAAAACCATGCGTCGTCTAGGTAGAAAGCACGGACAAGAATCTGTAGTCACTAAGGATAAAAATAAACCCGCAAGACTACATGATACCGAAAGCAAGAAACCTGGGAAGTCTATAAATATAGGAAAATCCAAGCCTGGCTCTAACCCCTCAGGTCAAGGAGAAACTTCTGGCAATAAAGTCAGAGGTAAGTCACTTCCTAAGAAACAAAACAAAGGAGCGTATCATTATGGCTGAGCATAAAATTGATGCTGAAGGTTACGGTGTTTGGTATTGTGCTTATTGCGGACTCACTGCCCCACGTGGACATTGGAGACCTCGCACTTACATTGAAAAACATGAAGAGCATTGTCCTAAGAAACCATGAAAACATTTTCCCAATTCATTGCTGAAGAAGCATGGCAAAAGAAGGAAGGCAAGAATAAGTCTGGTGGACTCAATGAAAAGGGTCGCAAGTCTTATGAGCGTGCTAACCCAGGTAGCGATTTAAAAGCACCTAGTAAAAAGGTTGGCAATCCACGACGTGCTAGTTTCTGTGCTAGAATGAAGGGAATGAAGAAGAAGTTGACTTCTAAAAAAACAGCGAGCGATCCTGATAGCAGGATAAATAAATCATTAAGAGCATGGAATTGTTAATTTTTGGAGTCGTTGGTGACCTTGCTAACGCATATAATACTATTGAATGGAAAGATGCTTTCCCATTTATACTTTGCCTTATTGGACTCTATTGGGTCAAGGTAAAAATTGATACCAGAGCAGGACTTGGTAAAAAGAAATCTAGAGAGTTGAAAAAAATCATCGTTGATGCTATAGTAGAAGGACATAAACAAGCACACAACAAGTAATGAGTGACGTCCATTTTAAAAAACATCGTGTGTTTCGAGAGACAGACGATGTTATTTTTTATGATATCTCTGTAGATGAATCAAATGCATCTGATTTAGTAGTCCATTCAGGTCCTGCTATATCACCACCTAATGATTCGGTAGGAGCAAAACAATTTTATATACATAGTTTTCAAGACGACTATAACAGAGTTGTATCGGGAGAGAGGACTTTCGAGTTGGTAAACTACAGTTGGAAGTATCCATACCACATAGTGCATCTCAATGTGCATAGTGGTGCGTTAGTTATACCTCGTGGCACATTTCATAGGTCACAATCGGGAGACAAAGGTAGTATCGTAATAAATCAAGCAAAGAGATATGATGGGTTTGATTCAAATGCTGAATTTTATCCAGTCTCTTGTGCTACTAACATTGACTTATATAATGCACTTACTCAAGAAAAACCAGTAGTCCACACACTAGGAGAATAATGTATACCTATCACATCTATTGGCACGACAAACCTATCTTTAAAAACCTATCAGAAGAAGAGTTTGAATTTATTTGGGATAGAATTCTATCAACTTATAATGATAAAATTAATTATATAAAACTAGCTCCCGACTACGTGTTGGAAGAAGCTTCATACTAATGGTTTTCAAATCACAATTTATCTTAGTTGCATGTTTTTTACCCCTAGTATTCATCTACATAGTTATGAAACTTGCTGTTTGGTTATCTGCTGTATCTGCGGAATCAGACTATGTTAAACAGGAACCCTTTAGAAAACGAGGACCCTATGTGGAAAATCCGTATGCAGACCTTGATGAGGAGGAAGAAGAGTATGGAGATAAAACAGATTATCGATGATGTCATTCTCAAATATTACTCAGCAAAAGGTTTACCAGTCCCTAACTGGAAAAGAAACACCAATCCAGATTGGTGGATACAATATTTACAATCTCTAGGACTCACAGAAAGAAATGAAACAATTTAACACTTGGGTATTAGATACCACAATATACATCCTTGACTTCCTCTACAGAGGTAGAGACTTTCAAAGGTTTTGGGTATTAGAAGTTATTGCAAGAGCACCATACTTCTCATTTATAAGTGTGTTACATTTTCGTGAATCACTGGGACTTAGAGGAGAGGAACACATATATCTAATGAAGGAGCACTTCTATCAGGCATTAAATGAAACAGAACATTTGGAAGAAATGGAGCTCAGAGAAGGTAACAAGTATTGGGTTGACCGCTTCTTTGCCAAGCATCTTGTTTTGGTTTATTATTGGATTATGGTTGCTTACTATCTCATCGATCCTATGGACGCTTACGACATCAACATGAAGATAGAAAAGCATGCGTATGAAACTTATATTAAATACCTTGCATATCATCCAGAAGATAAGAAAATTGCAGAGATAGCAGAGGATGAGCTCAAGCATGCTCATGAATTGCATGATGCAATGGCGATGATTGTGTGAGTGAGTCCACATATTTCTGAGACCAGAATGTATGTGGTTCGGTAAATACTAATAGTATATGACGGAGAATCATGGCACATTACCTTGTAGGTTATCATGATACAACCAATCATACTCACGAGATTTGCGAGTATGCCGATGATGCATACAATGCTATTCGACAAGCAAAACTGGATTTACCTGAGTTAGTGGGACATCCACACGCAAGCGAATATGTAGTTAAACTAGATTGAATATATCCTTGACAAATAATATATCAGCATCTATAATGGTGTTGACTTACCTTATTATCTAAATAACCCTTAGTAGAGAAAGTCCATGTTATCAACAGCATATAGAGAGTTTCCAGTAACAACTGTTTTGAAGGATAAGAAACCATCCAAAGAAAAAACAATCACTGTAACTGAAGCACAAGTACAAGAAATGATAGACGATGCTATCCGTCAGCACAATAGAAATGCTGGCTTGATTAGTATGGTATTAGGTTTTGTTTTTCTAGCATTGTTTGCAGAAGGATTCTTTAGAATGATTGGATTCATTCCACCATTCATGGGTATAGATATCAATATCGTTGGCGAGATTGCAGATAAGGTAAAGGAGCAAATACTACCACTTATTACATAATGTCTGGTTATGGTCTTGAGATAGTTTTCTGGGTAACACTAGGACTATTTTTGGTATACCAATACGAAGAGTCTAAAAAATGACTGTCGTCCACTCCGTGAATATTATGATACTTATATTAGTTATTTCGGTGTCTATTGTCATCGGCTATATAATGAAGTATGCATACTCGGAGATGAACGATGGGAGCAATGACACCCCCAAGTCGTAAAAGTTGTTATAACTTTCGCGTCACAGAAATTGTTAAAGTAGTTGATGGTGATACCATTGACGTTGTTATTGACTTAGGATTTGATATCTACAAACACGAGCGTGTGAGAATAGCGGGTATTGATACACCTGAGAAAAGGACAAGAGACTTAGAAGAAAAAGCATTGGGTATAGATGCTACTAACTGGATGAAAGGTACACTTGAGGACACAATCAATGGAGAGCATGAACTTACTATACGAACTGAACTCAAAGGCGGGATGGGTAAGTATGGGCGTCTGCTTGGTTGGTTATATGTTGGTGATGATGATGTATCGCTCAACGAACAAATGATTGCCGAAGGGTATGCGTGGGAGTATGATGGGGGCGCAAAGAATAAAAATTTTGAAGAGCTACGTGAGATTCGTAGGTCACAAGGCACACTAATTGAAGGTTAATTTATGGTCAACTTGCGTGACAACATTCTGAATAATCAAATCGTATACTACAATGGTTTGATTGCAAAGCATTCACAAAACGTAGAAATTTATCTCAACCAACCTGTAGGTATAGGTGAGCACTCAGATGTTATGGCAGCGATAGATGGCGAGATTGCTGCTATTGCTCAAGCACATGAGAAAATTGAAATCATTAATCATTATTTTTTAGGCAGATGATATTTGCATCACACCCTTCGGTATATCATTTACCAGGTACGTGGGAAAAGCAACCACTCATACAGCATGGTAACTGGGACCCAATCGTAACCTCTCCCCTAGTGTTATTGGTATTTGCTGTGCTTTTCATTGGAGTTGGTTATGCCCTTTCCAAGCGTACGTGATGACCTTGCTAATCTAATTAGATGTAGTATCGCAGACTTCCCAGAGTTAGAGCAAATAACTACTCTGCATGACTTAATAACACACGAGAAGGTTGTTATTAAAAATGAAATGTGGAAGTCTAAAGGACTAAGAAGGATTCATTTAGAGACAGCAGAAACAGATAAAATACAAATTGTCCACTGTGTCTTTTGGCCAGACCCTGCATACTATCTGCCTATATTTGGTGCAGATATAATACAAACTCATGCAGGGGTTACTGCTGCTATTGTAGACATATCATTTGTAGATGGTGTGGACTGGAGTGACAAGTTGTCACCTATCAGTAAACAAATACAATTTAAAGATAATCGTCAACTACCCGAATGGGGTGAGATATTCTCACCTTACTGTAAGTTTGCAAGACTAAAGACAGAAGAGGAGCAAAACAAATTCTATCAGGTAGTTCTCGAGTATCTCAGGATATACTGCACTGAGGTGCAGACAGCACAATGGTCTGATGACTGGGTTGGTATTATGAAAAGATTAGATGACCAGTGTTGGTATACTACTTCGCAAAGAAAGAATAAGAAAACAAAAGCAGTGCTTAGTCAATGGTTTAGTGAAGAGTGGGCAGATAAATATATAAACAACATCCTATTTGATAAACCCTAGATGGCACAAAACGAAATATATCTAGGTAATCCGAATCTAAAACGTGCAAACATTGCTCAGAATTTTACACCTAAGCAAGTAGAAGAATTCGTAAAGTGTAGTCAAGACCCTGTTTACTTCATAACAAACTACATTAAGATTATCTCACTAGATAAAGGTTTAGTCCCTTTTGACTTGTATGACTTCCAAGCGGACATGGTCAACAAGTTTCATGAGAATAGATTCAATATTGCTAAACTACCAAGACAGTCAGGTAAGTCAACAGTTGTTACTGCCTATCTGTTATGGTATACGCTGTTTAATGATAACGTAAACGTTGCAATCCTTGCTAACAAAGCAGCGACTGCAAGAGAAATGCTACAAAGATTACAACTGTCATATGAAAACCTCCCAAACTGGATGCAACAAGGAGTCGTCAACTGGAACAGAGGCTCTCTGGAACTTGAAAACGGCAGTAAAATCATGGCTGCTTCTACTTC